GCCAGTTTAGCTTGCAGTTCTGGTGATAAACCTTTAATATCTTGTGGACCTCTTGCACCTAAATCAAACCCTGTAGCAATTGTTACACCAGATTTAGAACCTGTTGGGTCAGGAACATAACCTTCTAATTTTGATCCACCTTCTTTTTGAGAAATAAAGTCCCAATCAATTCCAGTTTTAATAGGAGAAAGTGGTGTTACTATGGGTGGTTTCTTACTTCCTCCTGACTTAAAGAAGTCTACAATACCTTTTTGTGTTTCCAATCCTTCTTCAATACGCTTCATTTCTTTTTCGCGAGTAGCTTTTCTTTTCATAAGCTTATTAAATTCTGCTAAGTCTTTTCTTCGGTCTTTTTTACTAGTTGAGGTTGCAAGTTCTGTCATTCTTAACTGTTCTTTCGCCATTCTCGCTTTTTGAGCTGCCAAGTTTCCTTCAAGTCTGTCTCTTTTGTTTTCTGCTTCTTTTAGAACTATTGCGTCTTTTCGTCTTTTTTTAATAATTTCACCAGCCTCACCTTTACCTGCCTGTGCATCTTTAATTAATTGTTTTGATTTTTTCTTTCTACGCGCGTCCCCTGATTCACCACCTCCACCAACAGCATCTTCTTGTGCTTCTCTTGCTAATCTTTCTTTGGCACTTTCAACTCCTGGGATTAGTCCCATTTCACCAAGTAACCACTTTCCTGCCTTACCAGACTTTTTAGCAAGAGAAACTGCCATTCCTACATAATCAAGATTGAATATTTTTCTAAAGAAACCATAAATTGATTCCATTGTACTTTTAAACAATTTCCATATATCAAATTCATCTTCTTTTGGTTGTTTTTCTTTGTTATCGTCCCAACCAAAAATACCTTTAATCCATTTAACAGCAGGCCCAATAGTGTGATCCCAAATCCAATCAGCTATACTTTCTACACCTTTCCAAATACCATCCCAAAGTTCTTGAAGTGCTTTTTTAGGATCTGTAAAAAGTAGTCCAAGCCATTCAACCACTTTATCAAAAAATTCACCCATTTCTTTCCATACATCTTTTATCCATGTACCATCACCACCTAAAAGTTTTGCTCCTAAAACAAGAAGATTTTTTATAGATTCACTTACCCATTTTGCAATATCCCCAAATGCACCTAATACTGCCATGATTTTTTCTTTCCATGACATTTGATCCCAACCATCAAATCTTGTTTTAATGTCTGTAAATAAGGTTTTGATAGTCTCCCATTGATCTAATATATATTCCCATAGACTTGGTAATAAAGTGCTTTCAGTCCAATTCCAGATTTTATCGGCAATTGGTTTTAGTGTATTATATACTTCATCTAATGCTCCTTTAAATTTTATCCAAAATTCTTTTATTTTTTCCATATTTAATTGTGAAAATAACGCAACTAAACCAACACCTAATAAACTCATAATAATTTTTTTATATTTACTCATCATTTTTTTAACACCCTCAAGTAAACCACCACCAGTACCTACCATTCCGGCACCTGCACTTTTCAATATACCTTTCAAACCTTCTAAAAACTTTTTATTTTCAGCCTTTTTCTCTTTTTCTGCTTCTATATCTTTAGGCGGTTCTTTAACAGCTTCTTTAACACCTTCTAATTGTTTTTTAATATTCTCATTAATTTTTAACAGATTTTCATTAGTCTGCTTTTGTGCAGCTGTTAAGTCTTTTAATGTTTTGTGATACGGTGTTTCAGCCATTATAGTTTACCCTTGTTGTTGTTTTTGTCTTTCGTTTTCTTCTTCAATGTGTTTCATTAATAACATTATATAAATTTCACGCTCCCACGGAATTAAATTTTCTACCTCGGCCAATGAGTATTTATGATGTTGCATCAAACTAAAATTAGTGTTATAATAATTACTTATTGATTCTTGACCAAGGCTTATCCGAAAAAAGACCCAAGACCCTCCAAGGTCTTAGTGTCCTTCCATCCACATATACTAGCATTTTTTGATTTACCATTCTTTGATGTGCATTTTAATTCAATATCATGTTTTAATATGGGAACTGTATCAAAGAATTTTTGAATTTTACTAAATGCACCATCAGGTAATGATTCTAAAAATTCATTTAATTCTTCTTTAGTGTGATCTTTTGTAGCATATACTGTTTCTTTATCCCAAATAGATTCAATACAAAATGAAATAGTTGTGAATATATTTTCTACATCAGATTTGTCTTTATTAATAATCTTTTGTATTTCCATTGAAGGATATTTCATAATCACACCAACATCATCTGTTAATGGTATTTTAACATCATGTCCTTCTGTTCTGGTTATTTCTATTTTCGATAAATCAACTTGTACATTAATTGGTTGTTTACATTTTCCACATTCAAATGATAAATCAACAACCTCCCCTTTTGATTTAGCTCTTAATTGTAAAAAGATATATTCAATATCAAACATTGGCATACTTTTTACATCAAGATCATCATATACACAATTATGAATAATATCTCTAATTGCATTTGTCATTTCTGTTTCATTATCACTTTCCATTGCGATAAGAAGAATTTTTTCTTCTTTAACTAAGAAAGGTCTATAACTAACTTCTTTCCCAGATGATGGAATTTTTAATTGATACTTAGGTACTGCAATTTTTGGTAATGCCATTTCATTCACTCCTTTTATGAAATAATAATTAAATAATAATTAAATATTAAAAAAATCTATGTTTTTAATCGGTAAAATGTTTGATTTCTTTTGTAACAAAGGTGCAAACTTGGGTAATTTTAATTCAGCAAACTTATCTTGTAATAATGTCCCTGCTTCTGTAAATGATGATAATGCTTCTTTAACATGATCAACACCATCTTTAATATTACCTATAAATTGATTAGCTGTATTTTGTTTAGTATAATCTGTATACTTAACATCACGGTATGTTATATTGGTAGACATTTTTTGAATACTATTGGCAAGACCATGTCCGAGGGCTAATGGTGATATAGTTTTAGGATATGCATCAATTAATTCTACTTTCATCATAATTTCTAAATCTTCTTTATCACCTGATTCTATTCCTGAACATTGATAAATTTCTATCTTTCCTATATATTCATTGTAATATGAAACACGACCACTTGAATACATTAAATTTAGCCAATTATTAAAGAAATTAAATTCATGCATTTTATCACTCATATAAAAAGACATAGTAATTAATTCATATAATTTTTCATATGCATATTCCCTTTTTAGACCATATGTTTTGTGTTCCTTTGTTGCCATGACATGACCGGGAATAGAAACAGTTTCACAATTTAACATAATACCATCTAATTCTTTATTTCCTATCAAATCTTTAGGTGGATAAATGAAGACATAATAAAGATAGGGTCGTGAAAATAAATTTGAATTTTTCACATTCGACATCATTCTGTTTATACTATTTTTAGGAGTAATAATTTTTGTATTAGTATCCTCTATAGTTTTTTTATTTGCTTTTTCTTTATCAACACCAATAGGAATATTAGCACCAACTGATACTCCTCCTGGTAAATTGACTCTTCCACTTATATTAAATGGCATTTTTTATATCCTTTGTAGTCTTAATGATTCTTTCCAAACTCTCTTAGCAGATACTTGCTTAGTACCTGAAACAAACTTTTCTATAGGTTCTAATATTACTGATTCCCAGCTTTCAGGATCAATTCTTATCATTTTTCCACCTACAATACTACTTATATTATATCGTTTAAATGCCACCAAAGCAGGCCTAAATTTTTTCACCGTTACCATAAGTTTTTTAAATATTGATGAAAACCTTAAAGGTGAAGTTGTTAATGATGGTGTTATTTGATATAGATCGTTTAATAAAAACATTCTTTGCTTAGGTGGTATATAATGAAAATCTATTCCTTGGAATAGATCTGAATTTAGCTTTCCTAATGTAAAAACTAAAGGATATATATTATAATATATATTTGGCTTATCTGTAATATATTTAAATAAATAAAATTTTGCTGATAATATTCTCTTTACACTAACACCTTCTATCTGTTTTATGTTCGCCATGTATATATTTATAATACTTTCTTGGATTTCTTAGTCTTGATTCCTAGCTCTTTTTCGGTTATAATCACAAATTCCCACCCTCGTTTCTCGGCCCATTTACGAGCAGCCTTCCATTTTGCTTGATTCATTATGTATGATTTGAGCTTCTTGATATATCCCGGAGTCTGTTTCTTTGGTTTCTTGGGGGGTTTACATTGGTCTGCTGGTTTTATCTCAATTATATACTTTTTATACTCCCCCGTGGATGTTCTTACTTTTACAAAGAAATCGACAAAATAGCGGCGTGTTTTCTTCTCAACGGGATAATAATATGGAATAACTACTGTTTCTGATCCCCACGCCAAAACATTTTCGTGCGTGTCTAAGTACTTCATATATTTTAGTTCCCATGAAGAACGATACTCACATTCATGAAGATCACCAACATATTTTTCCTTGTTTTGGACTTTATATTTACCAACCCGAGGATATTTCTTCATTTTAACCTTATAAATATAGTATAGTTAAAATATTTATATAACGGAGAAAAAGATGGCACAAGCAAAACAATCAGAAGTAAAACATACATCCTTTGATTGGTCTATGAAAAATACACAATTAAGTGATATAGACGGAATACGCACACATAGATATCCGATATATATAGATAATTTAAATAGTGATAATAATACACCAATTGTCCAAGAATGTATTCATTTCACTGCTGTCAAACAAGGTGGTATTTCTTTACAAAATGATAAAGATAATTCTGATGCTTTGGCTGCACTTGAACAAGAAGAAAACAGGCAAGATGCACAAGAAAGACGACTTAAACTTGATAAAACTAGTGGAATTGGAGACGGTTCGACAAATAATAATAACCAAGCAAGACAAGCTAAGCTTGCACAAGACGATATTAAAAATAGTGAAAGAAATAAAAAAATAGAAGAGGAAAATATTGCTTCCACTACAAAAACATTTCTTAAAACACAACTAAATGCTACAAGAGAACCACCTAAAAAACTTGAACATTGTTTTTTGTATATGCCGACCTCTGTACAGTTTTCTGAAGGTGCTTCGTGGGGAGTAGAAGGCCTTGGGGGATTAGGAAATTTTATAAAAGAAGGAATAAGAGGTGAAGGTAGTATTGATGATATGCTAAAAAACTTTGGTGGTGGTATAGCATCAAAATTAGGTAAAGGTTTAGCTGTTGGTGGTGCTGCTGCACTAGGTGGTGTTCTTGGTGCTGTTGGTATGGCAGGTTTACTTGATGGTGTAGGGAGTGGATTAAGAGCTGCAGGAAGATTTACAGAAAATCCCTATGAAGAACAACTATTTAATGGAATAGGATTTAGAGAATTTTCTTTTGAATTTGCATTTGCACCTTCTAGTGAAGCAGAAGGTAATGAAGTTGATAGTATTATTGAAATGTTTAGGTATCATTCAAGACCAGATTTTGTTGGAGGATGGCTTGGTGAAGGACTTTATACATTTCCAAATGAATTTAGTATAGAATTTTTAATGAATGGTCCGGGTGGTGTATTTCATCCTAATAGATACATACCATCAATACATAATTGTGTTTGTACAAATGTTTCTACCAATTATTCACCAGAAGGTTTCTGGGTAGCATTAAGAGATGGTAGACCAGTTTCATATGCGCTTAGTTTATCTTTCACAGAAACTAAAAAAATTACTCAAGGAGATATACGACCTAAAAAAGGCAAAGGATATTAGTATGGCATATTTTAAATATTTCAATAGAATTAATTATGATGTTCGTGGTATTAAAAATAATGTAAACGTAGATGTTATAACTAATATACTTCAACGAGTTCGTTTAAAACTAGACAATATAAAACATCAGGCTTTTTTTACTCAACACCAAATAATAGATAGTGAAACACCGGAGTTTCTTGCATATAAGTATTACGGTGATACAGAATTACATTGGGTTATTTTATATGCACAACAAATAACTAATCCTTATTATGACTGGCCATTGACTTATTTTGATTTACAGAAATTTGTTAATAAGAAATATGGTGTAGCTAATATTAACAATATACATCACTATGAAGATGCGGATAAGTACGAAGTAGATTCGACAGCATCTGGTGCAACCGCTATTACTAATTTTGTGCATGAAGAAACATTAAATGATGCAAAACGAAATTTAACTCTTATTCGACCGGAATATGTTAGTGATATAGTTAAAGAACTTAAAGAATTGTTAAAATAATATGCCTAAAACACAAGTACGCGCATCTGATGTAAGATTTGAATTTTTAGAATTAGTAACACCATCCGGTATCTTTGAATTATTAGATTATTTTGTCAGTATGAATATCTATGAAGATTTATTTGGTGGCAATGTTACTGTCGATTTGTTCCTCAATGATTCCATTAATCTTCCTTACAAAGCCCCGATACTCGGTGAAGAATATCTTAATTTTTCTATAGCATCAAAATCTATAGAAGGTGAGGATTTATCGCCAGGTCCTATGTATAGTATTTCTATATCTGATAGACATCTTGCTAAAGATCGACAACAATTATACCTTCTTCATTTTACTTCCGAGCAAGATATTGTAAATAGTAATACTACTGTTAGTCGTTCATTTCGTGGTAAAAAAATTAGTGAGATAGTCAATACTATATTAAGTGATTATATTGATCCTGAAGAATCTGGTAATGATTTTGTTATTGAAGAAACTGTAGGATTAGAAAATATAATTATTCCTAATTGGAAACCACTTAAAGCAATTAATTGGTTAGCAAAGAAGGCAATAAATAAAAATAATGTACCAAATTATTTGTTCTGGGAATCCAATGGTACTACCTATTTTCAAAGTATTGAAACTTTATTAACACAACAAGTCAAACAAAAATTCATATTTTCGCCCATTATTGCTAACTCACAAAAAATAGAACAATTGGCACGTGGACGAGTACAATTAGATAATTTAGAGATCGTTAGTCAATTTAATGTATTGAGAAATACCGAGAATGGTTTATATGCATCTAAATTAATTACACATGATATTGTTAAGAAAAAAATAAGACAACATACACAAAGTTTAACCGAAATGTATGGTTCTGATATTACACATACTGATAAATATATGCCTATAAGTTCGGCTGATACATATTATGATGTTTCTGATCGTTTTACATTTGCACCACAAGATATTGGTAACAATCAAGGCGATAGTATACAATCATATTATGATAGTAAAGTTATGTTTCATCCAAAACATGATCAAATGTATGCTACTAATGTTGGTGATCTATATGATAATAATGTAGAAGAATGGAAATTAAAAAGAAATGCATTGATACTTGGTTTAGATCAAATAAAATTAGAAATTACTTTTTCGGGTAAATCATATATAAGAGTAGGTCATATGGTTAATATAGTTGTACCATCACCAGAAAAGGTATTAGAACAAAATCCGGGTAAAGTAAAAAATCCAGATGATTTAGTTGATAAGTATTTATCTGGAACTTATTTAATTACAGCATTGAGGCATATGATTACATGGAATAATGGTAAACCAGTATATACAATGGTTGCTGAAGTTACTAAAGATGCATTAGGTGATGTTCCACACTATGGTGTGAGGAATAAATAATGTATCACAAACATCATAAAATAGGAAAAAAATAAATGTCTGATTTTGGTGGTACATTGTCATTTTGGCAGGGTGTTGTTGAAGATAGAATCGACCCATTGAAGTTGGGTCGTTGTCGTGTTCGTATTTTAGGATACCATACTGATAATAAACAAGAAGGAGTTGGGATTCCTACTGCTGATTTACCATGGGCAACACCAAGTCAACCAATAACATCTGCAGCTATGAATGGTATTGGTACTACACCAATGGGCCCTGTTGAAGGGACTTGGGTGTTTGGTTTCTTTCGTGACGGAAAGAATGCTCAAGAACCTGTAATTATAGGAACTTTTGGTGGAATACCAGAAGATAAGTCTAATCCTGTACTTGGTTTTAATGACCCC